GTGAAAGCTTATAATACGTTCTTCCAGACCTGCTTATAATTTCAACTTCAGAAACAGATCCTTGTGCAGTCAGGTCTGTAGATTTTTTAATTGTTTGTCCAACAAGTTTTGCTGGATCACCAGATAATCTTTCAGCCGTGATTACTTGTCTTCTTAGGAACTTAGCAAAAGAAGGCTTAATTAGGTAATTTTCTAAATCTACAACTTTAATGTTCTCCCCATAGAGAACTTTGAATAGAATTTTAAACGATTCTTCCGTACCCTTAGAAGCATAGAAGCTTCTAGATTCTTTAATAAAATTACTTACATCTAAATTATCAGCAAAAGATACGTTCTCCAGACCAGGAGACAAACTATATCTAATCTTTTTATAGAATTCTTGCAGGAACAGTGCGCTTAAATTTTGTACTGCAGCACCTGCAGTATGAATTCCTGCCTGTGAAGTTGAAAAAGTGAGTTCTGATGGATTTAAAGAATTTTGATAAGTCGTAATACCACTAAATCCTCTAACACAACCCGTGAAAGAATTTGTGGTTATTCCAGTATAAGTAATAATTTCATTGTCAATTTTAAAGAGACCATACTCTGATGGAAATCCTTTCGTGGTCGAAACAACAACAGTTGTTGACGATGTTGTAATACCAGAAGACAGTGTGGTGTATCCCTTAACCACTTCTGGTGTTAGGTTATCTAACTTTAAATATTGATCTAAATTATCTGCAAGATCAACTGGACCACCCTGATACTCCTGAGAAATATAATACTGTTTTAAAAACTCAGATGCTTTTGGAGATTCTGATAGTAAAAACTCTGGAAGTTGATTGTCAATAATTTGCTGGACTTTAACTCTTCTATCAAACCCAGTTTCGATCATATTCTATTTCCTCTCTAAATCCCCGTTAGAATAACTTGAAGTATAGTAATCTTTAGTAAATGTTACTCCGGAAATATTTTCTCCAGAAGATATCACGTCCTTAAGCATATTTATTTGACTATCAGCAACGCTAAAACTCAAATATAGATCGGTGAGACCAATAACGTCATTTGATTCTGGGAACGCCTGAACCTCAATTACATTGTTTTCTTTTAGTGTTGATGTTACATTGATTGGTCCAAGAATAATTTCACCTTTTGCATAATCAACTGTTCCAGCAGAAACAATCACATCCATATATGTACCGTCTGCAGTCTTTCTGACAATTGCAATACTTCCTTTATTGCTTCCGTCAAGTTTTTTACCATCTGCAGTTTTGTATGGTCTATCAGTCAGATATACAGTATCTGTACTTCCAGTAAGTGTAAATCCAGTGCTCTTGATATTAAGTCCTTCTGGATTAATATGGAAGGCATTGCCAAAACATAATTCATATTGAATGTACTGATTCGGACTTGTCTTTAAGTTTCTTCTAATTCTAACCTTTGTAATATTTGAAGTAATTGCTCTATCAGTATTATCAATTACTTGCATAGCTTTACTATACTTAAACCTACCACCAAATTTATTCATATCAACAGACTGAGAATACTGATTCAGTGCTGATATTACAGAACTCTTAAGACTTGATGGATTTGTAGTTTGTGCTGGGTTGTAGTAGATTGCAGAATCAACCTCAACATAAAGAACCTTAAGGTCAATAATTTGTTGATTGATTCCACTGACAGCATATTGCTTTAATTTTGAAAGAATATATTCTTTATCAAAATCAGAGAGATAGTCACCGTTCTTTGGTTTAATACTAATATAAACAGTTCCAAATCTTGGTGGAGTTAATTCTTCACCACCAACAACAGAAACAGATTCAGTATTTGTGTATATTTGTTGTATAATCGCTTCATAGTCTCTAGGAGTGACTGCACGATACTGAGAAGCATATAAACGAGGTGCAAAGTATTTTACCGATGTAATCGGTTCAATATCACCACCGTTTGATGCCTTTTGAACTGTAGTAACAGTTACGGAATCACTTGGTAGAAATAGATTATCGTCTGAGTTACGGAGTGAACCTGCATAACTGAACGTTGTTGCACCATCACCTTCTTTTCCATCAGTAACAACATATGTTGCTGTAATTACACTTGAGTTTTGTAATTTCTTGCCGAAGAATCCATCACCAAAGAGTAATTCATATTTTTCGTCCTGAACTTCCTGAATCAAGTAAGTTTCAGAAGTCGTTGTTACACCAACAATATTGTCAATTCTTGAATATTCTCTACCAATTCCAGTGTCGCGTGGACCTTTAACATAGACAACAAGAGTAGAAGTATCAATTGAGGAATTTTCTAGAACAAATCTTTGATCCAGTGAACCATCAACGGTAAATTGCTTTTTTAAAAAGGTTCCCTGATAGATTTCAATTGGAGATGTGGTGGTTCCAAACGTGGCATATCCACCACTAATAGTGGTCGTTACGTTTTCTGGAAGAGAGAAAACATAGGACGTGTCATCTTTCGTCCCAACGCACACTAGACCCGCCTGTAGAGTTGCTGTTGGACTTGTTGAGGTAGTTGGTACTTTAATAATGACCTGTGCCTTAGAGGCGCTTTTAGAGCGGGGTACGTAACCAATATTTCTTGCCAACGACACAACATTTTCTCTGAGGGTCGCAGAGTCTAGAAAAGACTCATTGACGATCATGTTTGAGTTAAACGCTGTAATATAGGTGTTATACGCTAGAGTATCAATTAAGATTGAAAAATTGGACCCCTCAAAGTCAAAGTCCGTGAAATTTGAATTTGCACGGAGATAGTCCTTGATAGAGGTCCTAATTTGATCAAAGTCTAAATTGGTAAATTTGGTAAAAGGCATTTTATCTTGTTGCCTCTAATATGAACGAGAATTCTTGTGTCGGAAACTGTTGTCCAATAATATCGAAGATGACCTGTACGTCAAAGGAATTATCATCAGGTTTTGGATCGACTTCGACCTTTACATTCGTGACTCTTGGTTCATAATTACGAACTGTTGTTAAAATTTGCTCTTGAATCACCGATGCAGTTGCATAATCAACAAAGTCGAACAAACTTTTAACAACATCAGACCCGACTTCAGGTTGAAAAAACTTTTCAGTCGGAATTGTCTGAACCAGATTACGAATTGAGCGACTAATTGCGCTCTCATTCTTCAAAATGGGAAGGTCTTTTGTCACGGGATGTGGATCAAAAGACAGACTAATGTCCTTAAATGCTCTTGAAACCCGTGTGACTTCCATTGGACGATAGTTTTCTTGCTTTATTTATACCTATGCCCAAGGAGATCCGTATGTTGGTTCGGTCCCATATGACCAATCATCATAATCCTCGTCATTGCGAATTTTTTCGTGCAATTCAGTCTGTTTTTTTAGGTCATGACGTGGTGCCAAATCGTTCATGACTTCTTGAATCACTCGTTTTGGTGGTGTATTATCATAATCAGTAATCAATTTAGTGGTTCCCCACATCTCTCTCATGTAATTTTTGTCTCTATCGACTGGTAAGTTCGACATGTTAGCTCCTGTTTTAAAAAATAAAACAGAACTTTTATAAAGGAGGTTGCTATCTCCTTATTTCTATTTAACGATTGAGTTCCCGAAGCGAATAATTGGTCGAATCCAGGTATTTTAAGATTTCGAGAGCAATTAGACGTGGATTTCCTTCACCACATGTGTAGACATCAACTGCTAAACACCCATTTTCTGGCCAAGTATGACAAGAAACGTGACTTTCTGCCAGTGCAATCACGACTGTACACCCTTGTGGAAGAAAACAGTGTGAAAATACGTTCAAAACGGTCATCCCTGCCCGCTCAATACCTCTTAACATGACTTTTTGAAGCGATTCTACGTCATTAATCGCTTCAAAACCGACATCATACACCTCTAAGAGCAGGTGTTTACCCATTGAAATATTTTCCAACTCAAATTTTATGAAAAAATTTATTTATTCGACGTAAAAACCCTTACGTAGGTAGTCAGAGTCTTCAATAAAACGCATATTGTCTACTTTTTCATCGTCCCAGACTGGTATTGCGACTGAATTACCATAACGAAAGTCAGGATTACGACGAAAGTGTACTTCAATCAAGTTTTCACCGATAAATTCACAGTTAATCCAGTCATAGTTCCCCTTTAAGTCTTTTAAAATCTCAGGAAAATCAACATTTCGATCAATTTTTTCCCATTTTTTCCACTTATAATAAGGTTCCTTTGAATCACGAGTACCTAATACGACTAATTCTGCCTTCTGCTGATAAAAATCGACGCTTAGGTGCTCATCTGTAAAGATTTCACACCAAAACTCACCAGGATGAAAGGTATCCGTATACTTCTCAATCCATTCCTTACGAGCAAAACGCCCCATACCTAATAAGTTCAGCATCGGACGTACAATATAAAAGTCGGGTTTCGGAACTGTCGTCCCAACAGGACCACAAGTATAACCCAAAACCCGACTTAAGAATAGTTTATTATAAACCCAAAGGTCATGAGAATGAATATGATTCCACTCATCATTCCCTTCAAGTAAATACATTAACCTTTTCCTTGCCCTCTATATTTCTTCCGTGCTCCGTTGCGAGAAGACGCGGCATACTTTGTTCCAGCCCCATCGCCTTGGCGAGACTTTTTAGGAGGTCCAGGAACATAAGAAGTCCGCTTATTCAGACCACCAGATTTTGCTTTTGCAGCCATTGATTATTCTCCAATAAAATTTCAGTTTCAAGGTCTTCAGGTAGTGGAGAGCCTGTCTGATAATACTCTATCGACAGGTCCTCCATTGTATTGAAATATTCTTCTTCTGTAAGCGCAGTATAAATCCTACGCCCTTTGCACAGAATATTATACCGTTCGTTAGCCATATCAAATGATTCTTGTCTTCTCGTGACCAAC